AATTTCAGATGGGGAGTGGTAGAGTGTATATATATCAATGGTTTTGAATGTTTTTGCCACAAATTTACCACAAATCACAAATTTTCAATGAGTTTATCCATCATATCAGCTGTTTCTTTTTCTTCTTCTTTTAATACATCGCTATAAACATCCAAAGTTATATTAATATTCTTGTGTCCTAACCGAGTTGAAACGTATTTAATGTTTGCTCCTGCTTCAATTAAAAACGTTGCATGGGTATGTCTTAGGCCGTGTACGGTTATGTTTTGAACTTCTGCCTTTTCACATAACAGGCGAAACATATACGTAATTCTAGATTGTTTGATAGGTAAATTTCTAGAACTTAAAATAAAGTAGTCCTTATCTTTTAAAATTATTCCTTCTTTGAAAAGGCGTTCTTTCTCGTGATTTTTGTATTTTTTTATTAAAGTGAGTAATGAGTTGTCAAAATAAACTTTACGAATACTAGTTTTTGTTTTCGGCTTATTTTCACCATAATCGCCACGTGTAGAATTGATATCGAAATATCTTTCGTTTAAATCAATATCACTCCAACGCAGCCCCATCAATTCACCTTTTCTCATTCCAGATTTTAGCAGAGTCAAAAATATAACTTGCGTTTGAATATCTTCGTTTTCTAAAACCGCTATAAATCGCTGTAATTCCTTTTTAGAGAATGAACGAACATTATTACTTAAATCAAATTTAAAGCCTGTTAGCGTGTTGCTAGGGATGATTTGATTGTGTACCGCAGCGTTAATCATCCTCATTACAATTTTATGCCACGTTTGAATCGTGGATTCTGTATATTTGTTTTCTTGTCTTAATTTGTCAATAAATTCTCGCTTATAGGTAATCTTATTTAAAGAAGATAGTTTCTGATTTCCAATTAATGGTGATATGTGAAATTTGATAGCAGATTCAATATTTTGTTTTGTTGAAACACTCCAATTGTCTTGGGCGTAAGGTATCCAGACTTTGATCCATTCATCTATGGTGAGTTGTTTATTTTCGATGAAGGAAGTATTTTGTGTTTCTAAATCATATTGGATTTTTAGCAATGCTTTATTCGCCGCTCTTTCACTTTCAAATCCACGTTTGCTAGCTTCTTTTCGGTGTTTTAGAGAGTTGTAATAAGGATAGCGATATCCCCAAAAAGTTCCTTTTTTGTTTGAGTACGAAAAAACATATTTGTATTTTTTGGACCAATTTAGTTTCGCCATAGTTTCATCTCCAATATTCATTTAAAGCCCCTAACATGAATCGAAAATAAACAACTCACCATAGATGAATGGATCAAAGTCTGGATACCTTACGCCCAAGACCCCATAAGGTTTTCAACTTTCTTTATTTTTGCAATTACTTTATCTCCTGTTCTTACATCTGGATTTTTGCTTGAAACAAAGTTTAAATGATCTCCAGTTTGAATTGTATATCCTAATGAGCCATCAGGAACATATTTATCAACTGTAAATTGCACAGTTTTACCTGTTAAATCTTCGCCGTTATTTAGTGCTGTTTCAGCTTCTTTACTAGTATAATCAGGCTTAACTTCTTTAGTTCCACATGCAGTAAATACAATAAGCAATAGTAGTGTATAAATAAAATATTTAATCTTTTTCATAAAAGTTCTCTCCTTTATTTAATTCTTAGTGGTTGACCAGGATAAAAAACAGAGGTGTCAATGCCTGGATTTAGTGCAAATAGTTGTTCTAAGGTTAATCCATTCCTCTCAGCTACTTGTCGAGCTCCTTCGCCGCTTCGTACTTTGTCATATACGGGTTGTTCAGCTTCAGAGCTTTGAGGTTGTTCAATTGCTGAAGATGATTGAGTAGATGGCAATGGTTGTTGTGATGTAGAAATTTCCGTGTTAACAGCAGCTAATTCGGTATACAAGTCTGTTAACTTATTTGCTTCAGCAGTATAAACATCTGTTAGTTTATTTGCCCATGATTCATATAATGAATAGTCGTCTTTATTAGAAAGTTGTATGCTTGCCATTTCCGAAATTCCAGCATTTGAAATATCTGCTAATTTTCCTATTTTAGAGTTTAAAACCTCAGCTAATGCTGAAACATTGCCTTTTATAGGTTCTCCTTCATTTCGCAGTTCTTCAATCAATATAGGTGTAGTTGTAGTCAACTTTTGAGTATAAGTCTCTAAAATTTGGGAATAGGTAGACCCACCTAATTCCATTTGAGTTGTTTCATCTGTTTGTGTACTTGAATAATGTATAGTTGATGACTCACTACTTGAGCTATTAATTTTTTTAGAATCAGAAATATCTTTCTTTTCGGATGTAATTGTGGTAGAGCTTGAGTTTTGCTTTGAAACCTGTTTAGTTTCGTTAGAACAAGCAGTCAGCAGTAATAATGATAAACTTAAAGTAACAATTTTTTTCATTTTTAAATTAATCCTCATTTCTGTTATAATATACTTGTCAGTAAATCTCAAAATGAGGTTTAAGTCCGTGTGCCCAGCACGGACTTTTTTTGTTTTAATTTTACCATTGCTAAAAATCTATAAAACCATCTTCACATAACTAATTAATTTTGTTGAATCATAGTTATATCTATATTGATTAATAGCTGATCTAGCTAAGCATGGATTTAATAAGAATATTTTTGTTAAAAAATCATATAACCTTACGTATAGTGCTGCAGCACTCATTTCAAATTCTTCGCAAATTTGACGGAAAGACATTTGTTTTTGTAAACATTCTTTCAATGCTTCATTGTTTATTAAAGCAAGGGATGCAAATATATTAGCTCTTATTTCTTTTGGTTCATCTTCGCTAGTGTATCCTTTTCCAGTAATTAAATCTGAAAAACTTTGAGACTTGCATTCCTTATTCATATCAAAAAAATAATGTGCAGATTCATGAAGTATTGAGAAATTTTGCCTTCCTTTAACCATTGTTGAATTATAGGAAATCCCGCATTTATCGTGAAATCTTATTATGTTTCCTGAAAATATTTTTCTTGAAACATCACCGAAACTATAGGGAATTATGTCAACATTTTCTACGTCAATCATATAATCTTTGTAGTGTTTCCATCGTAACTCTTTTAATTCAATTCCATAGTAATTAGCAACTTTTTCAATAATAATATATGTCTGGTCATGATATTCAAAATAAGTATCGTAGTCTAAATACATAGGGGTCATCCAATCATTTGTTTTTAAGTCTTGATTTCATGAATTCTAAGTACTCTTTTAACTCTTCTCTGAGCTGATCTTTTTCGGATTCGGTTAAATCTTCTGTATTTACACGGAAGAAAGTTGTAATTTCATCTTCTTCTAAGTTATCAGAATTTGGATTATCAGTACGACCTAGTAGATAATCGGTAGTTACATCAAAATATTCAGCAACTTTTTCTAAGGTTTCTGCTTTAGGACTACTTTTTTTCCATGAATATATTGAGTTACGGCTTAAATTTAATTTTTCTGCTAAATCAAATACGGATAATCCTTGTTTTTTTGCTAGATAAGAAATCCTTTCAAATAAGGTCATTTTAGCATATTCTCCTTTGTTGAACAGTTATTTAATACAAAACTTTTAACTTTGCTGTTTACAAATTAAAAGTTTTGTATTATTCTGTTCTTGTAAGTTATTTAGATAGAAAAAAGCAAATTAAAAACACTACCTTTAAAGCATTAAGTTTGGCGACCGAGTGCAAAATAAAGGCTTTGCTATGTTTTTTTCTATACACCGATAGTACAAAACTTTTAACTTTGTGTCAATAGTTTTGTAGTTTATTTTCTATCTAATTAACTTACTAATACTAATGAAAGGAGCATCGAAAATGCCAGACACATCAGTAAGTCGTCAAAAAATTCGTGATTACTTTGAAAGTAAGGGAATTTCGTTGGTTAGTGTTGCTACCTATTTTGATATTCCAAGACAAGATTTGATCGATTATCTGAACGGAAAAAATAAAAGTAAAAAAGCACACGAAACACTTTTGGCAATTATCGACTTTTACAAAATCAGATAGGAGGAATGAAAATGGAGAATTTCCTAGATACATCTTCAAAAAACTTTCTATACAACATTATTGAAAAAATCCTGAGAAAAATGTTTGAACAAGTCATAAATGAAGCTAGTCAAGGATTAAATGAACGTGCTGAGTATTTAGACATCAAACAATTATCGTCTAGATATTCAATGTCTGTTCCTGAAGTTGAACAAAATTTTGTAAAAGACAAACGTATGCAAATGATCGAAAAAAGAAAGCCTGGTACTAGCAAGGGAAAAAGATATTGGCCTGCTAAAGAAGCTATAAAAATTTGCAATGACATCATGAATCATTGGGATTAAAGGAAAGAGCGATACAGAAACAATTTAAGGAGGAAAAAATGGACAACTTAGTAATTATGAAAAACCAACAAGCAGTAACAACTAGTTTACAAGTTGCTGAAGTATTTGAAAAACAACATAAGCATGTTATTGAAGCAATAGAGGCTAAAATTCAATCGGCCGAAAATTCGGCTTATTACCAAAGTATGTTTGTTGAGGGAGAATATAAAGATTCTCGAGGTAGAAAACAAAGATTGTACTACATGAATCGAGATGGCTTTTCTTTCATTGCATTTGGATTCACTGGGAAAAAAGCAGATTCATTCAAACTGAAATACATTGAAGCATTCAATCGAATGGAAAAAGAAATTCAACAGCCTAAATTACCAACCTCAAAGCGAGAATTAGCTTTACTAGCTTTATCAGCAAACGAAGAAACAAACGAACGTGTAGATGTAATCGAGAAAGAAGTAGCTGACTTAAAAAACAATCAAAAAATAGATGCGGGTGATTATAGCTATTTATCACGACGAGTTCATCAGAGAGTTGCAGAAGTGGCGAAAGGATTTGGAAAAATCACAAAAGAACAGCGTAGCAAGCTATACAAAGATATTAATTCAGGCATTAAGCAAATTACTGGTGTAGGGTCTCGCTCCCAATTAAGAGAAAAACATTATGAAATCGTAATTGAATATATCAACGATTGGGAACCGTCCACAGCAACAAAAACAGTTGTAAGACAAATGAGTTTAGACTTAAACGACGTAATATAAGGAGAATATTATGGCTTATACGATTGATCAAGAAGCTTGGATACTTAATCAAATCAAAAAAGAGCGTAAACAGCTTCAAGATGATAGAGCAGCACTCAGACAATCTGAACAATTAACGGAAAATAAAGCAGCTCAAATCGAAATAGAGCTTGAATTTTTGAGAGGTTTAGAAATTCAAAATAGAATTCATTTATAGGAGGTTAACCATGAAAGCGATACGTGAAGCTCGACTGCTAGGAACATTTTTAGTGATGATTGCGCTAGGAGTATTGCTGAAAAGTCACTTTTCAATGTCAATACTAGCAACGCTAAGTGCACCTTTCTTTATTCATTGGTTTTTCAATTGGGACGAAGCAAAATACCAATATTCTAAAAAAAAACAAAATAAAAAGCCCCACTTTAGTTAGAGCTAAAGCAGGGGAAATAAAGTGAATAGAATCTAAATAAATTATATCACAGAAAGGAAGGCAATAAAATGTCAAAAAATATTAATGTTCCTTTAAGTGGGATTAGTGAGGGAGGATTACAAGAACGATTTGATTATGAGCTTGCTCAAGTCATTAACAATATTAATGATCCTAATACCGATCCTACAAAAAAGAGAAAGATAACAATTGATTTAACGATTATTCCAGATGAATATCGTGAAGATATTTTGATTGATTATCAAGTGAAATCAAAATTAGTTCCAAGAGAAGCATTAACTTCAAAAATTATTATTGGTCAAGATGGTAAAGGAAAACCGTTAGCAAATGAATTGAAAAGTGGACAACGAGGCCAGATGTATTTCGATCCAGATGATTCTGAATTGAAAGATGATAAAGGCACACCAGTAGAAGAAATTGAAGAAACAGATAAAATAAAAAAATTTAAAACAAACTAGGAGTGAAATATTATGTCAGAACATTTAAAAGAAGCTTTAGCGTATGCAGTAAGATTACGTGATGACCAAAAAATTATTTATAAAGAAGAGGAAAAAGTATTTTTTGATCGTTCAAAAGCGGATTTAGTTGAACTCGATCCAATTAAACGAGCAGAAACACTCACAGTTAATTCTTTATCTGGATTAATTGGTTATCTACAATCAAAATTTTCCCATGAAGAAGTTACGTCAAAATTATTAATTCATGTTGAAAGCCCAACAAACGTTGCTGTTTATTCAGCTTTAGATGCAGACCGTAAGCGTGAAAAAATTATTGAAGCAAAAGCGTTATTAGAAGTGTTTCCATATAGTCGCTTTATGGATTCAGAAGAATTTATTATTAATGTTCAATCTCTTATTCAACGTGATCTTGATGCAAAAGCTATTCTGGAATGTGCTAGCGCTATTCGAATTGAAGGCGGGGGAGATTTAGTTGATAACGGAGTTTCTCAAGTTGCTACAGTAAAAGAAGGAGCAGCAACGCTCACAAAAGCAGAAGTACCTAGTCCAGCAAATTTAAGACCTTATCGAACATTTTTAGAAGTTGAACAGCCAGATAGCCCATTTGTTTTTAGAATCAATAAATATGGTCATTGCGCATTGTTCGAAGCAGATGGTGGGATTTGGAAACATGTAGCTATGGAACGTATTCATGAATATTTAACTCAATCTTTAAATGAGTATGTTGAAAAAGGTTCAGTAACAATTATTGCGTAAATAAAAAAAGCCTCACTCGTGTTTTTGACGAGTGAGGACACATACAAAATGAACTAAGGAGAGTATACCAAAATGAACGATAAAATTCAAAATTTATTAATGGAACTTGTAAAAGAATGCCAGAAAGGAGAAGTTGCGCTTGTTTTAGCAACTGTTGATCCAGAAAGAATGTACCTATCCAGTGTTTTACTTGCAGGTTCTTTGCCTGAACAAGCAATTGCATTTAGTGAATTATTTGAAACACTTAAAGAAAAAGCACTTGCTCATGATTGTGATTGTCCGCAATGTAAACAAATAAAAGAATCATTTATTGGTGCAGAATCATCTTCAACTAAACAAAACAATGAGGAAAAACTAGATACATTGTTAAAAGATTTTTTACGAGGTGAGTTGTAATGACTAGAAAAGAAAAGTTAAATCAAGCAAAAAGATTAGCTGATTTATGGTACAAACAACAAAAAAGTCAACTATACATTGCGCAACAAAAAGAGCGCAGAGGGATTGCATGATGAAAAAAGCGACTATGCCGCCAAGCAATTAGTCGCAAAAACATATATTGATAGGGGAATTATATCATGAAAGTAGAATTTGATTCAATTGGGAGAATTCATTTACTTGATGAATCTTCGCCATATGGTTCTTTAATTTTTGAAAAAGACATTGAAAACGATCATGTTGCTGTATATCAAGATAGCGAAGATGAAGAGGTTAGATTTGCATTTGAAAGTTTAGATGAATGTGCTTATTTCAAAAAATCTGAATTAATTGAAGGATTAGAAAAAGTTCTTTCATTGTTGAAAGAGGAGGAACGAAATGAATAATTGCAGTGAAAATTTAGAAAAACTTTTTGATGGTATGTATAAATTAAAAAGTAAGTTAACTCAACCAAAATTTGATGCAGAAGTTGCTTATTCGACTAAAAAAGGAGCAATGAATTTCCAGTATGCCACTCTTAAAGCGATTGAAGAAGCGATTAGAAAAGCTGCACAAGAATCCGAAAGCGGAATTGATTTTCAACAAAATGTTGTCAATGAAAATAATGCGTTAAAAGTTACAACAATTATCACTCATATAAGCGGGCAGTATATCATTCATGGTCCATTTGAATTCCCCAATAGTGGCACCAATCCACAAGGGCTAGGAAGCTTAACAACTTATGCAAGACGTTACTCTTTGTCTGCTGCTTTTGGAATTGCTGCAGATAAAGACGACGATGGCCAAACGGCAGCTGAAAAGAACAGCGATACTCCGAAAGTTAATTTGATTAGCGGTAAACAGTTAGCTACGTTGAATGATCATATCCGACAACTTTCTGAATTATCAAATTCTGAACTTGATTATGTACGAAACGAACTAAGTAAAGAATTAAATATAGATGTCAATGAAAACATGCCAGCTAGCATGTTCAATAAAGCTATTGGAGTTCTGAAGCAATGGATACAACAATTCCAGCCACAACCAGAAGAAAACATTACATGGGGGCAAAAATAATGACAAACGAATTAACAACAGCTTTGCAATTTAATGTTGATTTTAAAGCTAGTGAAATCACTATTCAAAATGAAACACAGTTGGCTGAAATGGTCGATAGCGCCGTTAGTCACTATTCAACAATGGTTTTTACTGATGAAAACATTCCAGAAGCAAAAAAAGCAAGAGCAGACTTAAACAAAGTTGCGACGTTGCTAGATGATCAACGCAAAGTGGTTAAAAATCAATATAATAAGCCATTAAAAGATTTTGAGAAAAAAATAAAAAAATATATGAGCCAAATTGAAGATGTTAGCGATGAAATCAATAAAAATATTCAAGCATATGAAGAAGCGGAACGTCAGAAGCGATTAGAAAAAATTCAAACAGTAATCGATGAAATGTCTGAAAACTATAATGTATCAATGGAGGAAATTGAAATTTCCAATTCATGGCTTAACAAGACCTCTTTTACAGCTAAAGGAGAGCCAACTAAAAAAATTATTGAAGAAATTGCATCTGTGATGACAACATTAGCCAATGAAAAAGAACGTATTGAGAACGATAAAAAAATAATTGAAAACTATACTAAAGCGGTTGGTTTAGAACCATATTCTTGGGTTGGTTTGATTGATAGCGGGCGTACAGCATCAGAATTGATAAAGGAAATTGATTCAGCCTTTGCTTTAAAAAAAGAACAAGAAGAACGAGAAAAAGCAAAAAAAGAGCACGACGATGCTATTGCTGCCTTGAAAACTGAAACAATCAACAATAAAACAGTTGACACTGAAACAGGCGAAATCATTACAGAAGAAGTGCCAAAAACCAGCAGAAAACAACAAGAGAAAACAGTTACGTTAAGACTAACAGCAGAACATCAAAAGTTAGTTGCTCTAAACAATTTTATTATTAATAACGGGATTCAAGTGGAAGTGATTGAATGAACCTAAACAATGTTTATTCTGCTGTTATTAAGAGTTTGAAAGACAACTCAATAACAGCAGTAATAAACGAAGCAATAAATATTGAACGATTAAAAACCATGTATTTTGATTATACAGGGCCAAGAGAAGTTGAAATAAGATTTATTGATCCGAGAAAATTTAGTGTTGCCCAACGTCGATTTATCTTTGCAATGCTAGAGGACATATTCTCTTTCACAGGGCAAGAAACAGAAGTGTTAAAGGAAATGTTCTATCTCAGGTTTGAAGCGTTACAAGGCTACAAAATAAGCCTTAAAAACGATTCGGAAAATACAATGGATGATGCAACGATATTAGCAAACATTATCTTGAATTTCATTTTTGAAAATAATATTCCCTTTCGCAATGGGTATGATATTTTGCCTGCTAATCAGGAATATTATTTTTATAAATGTATTACTAAGCGTGTTTGCTGCATTTGTGGAAAAACTAGCGCAGAGATTGATCATTATGATAAAGCGTTAGGACGAAGAAGCAGAAGGAAAGTTGACCATACAGAATATACATTTGCATCTTTATGTCATTGCCATCATAAAGAAAAACACGATATAGGAATAAAAGCATTTAAAGCTAAATATCATGTTAAAGGAATTAAATTAAATCAAGATACCATCAAAAAGTTAAACATAGGGGGTTAAACAATGGCAGAAATCAGTTGGATAAAACTAAAAACGACCATGTTCGATGATGAAAAGATAAAACTTATCCAATCGATGCCAGAAGCCGATGCAATACTAGTGATTTGGATTCGATTACTAGTATTGGCTGGCAAAACCAATGATGAGGGATTGATCTATATTCAGAGGAACATGCCTTATACCGAAGAAATGTTGGCGACGTTGTTTTCTAAGCCTGTCAATGTTGTTCGTTTGGCTTTAATGACTTTACAGCAATTCAATATGATTGATTTAAACGAAGATGGATTAATTGCTATTGAAAATTGGGATAAGCACCAAAACATTGAAGGCATGGAAAAAGTACGTTTGAAAAATGCAGAACGAGTTAGAAAACATCGAGAACGCAAGAAACAACAGGCTTTAGAGGATAAAAATAGTGGTAACGTTACATGTAACGTTACAGTAACGGATTGTAACGGTACAGATAAAGATATAGATAAAGAAATAGATATAGATAAAGATAAAAAGAATAGGTCAAAAACATCTTGTAAATATTCTGACGAACATTTACGTCTTGCTGAAAAGTTAAAAAATAATTTAATCAATGATTTTCCAAGTGAAATGAAAAGAGTGAACATTGAAAAATGGGCTGATACGTTCAGGTTAATAGAAGAACGAGATCAACAAACTATTGCAGCAATTGACTATGTTCTTGATTGGTTACCGACTAATTCATTCTGGTTTGGAAACATTAGAAGTGCTTCTAAGCTAAGAACACAGTTTGAAAAACTAAAATTTGAAATCAAGAATGAAAAAGAACGTGGTCAACAACGAGCGGCTTACCAACGTCAAAACGTTAGGACTGAAAATTTACCAGAATGGGCAAAAGAACCAAATAATCAGCAAGAAGAAAAGCTATCGCCAGAAGAGCAAGCTGAACTTGATAGACAAATAAAAGAATACTTGGAGGGAAAATGATGCGGATTATCCTACCAATTGAACCAAAGCCACAAAGTCGCCCGAGGTTTGCAAGGCGTGGGAATTATGTCCAAACTTATGAAGATAACGCTATGAGAGCCTATAAACAAAAGGTAAAAGCGTATCTACGAAAGACAAAACCAGAATTGATTGAAAAAGGGGCTATTTTTACGCATATTACGTTTTACATCGCTGCCCCTAAATCTCTATTAAGTTCTAAAAAGAAACGCTTAGAAATGGAATTAGAGCGTAAATATTGCGATAAGAAACCTGACTTGGATAATTATTTCAAAGCAGTCACTGATGCTGCCGAAGGTATTTTATATAAAAACGATGGTCAAATTGCTGTGATGGTTTGCCAAAAGTTGTACAGCATGCGACCACGAACAGAAATTGAAATTATGAGTTTGGAGGAACAAAAGTAGTGGGTAAAAAAGGAAAACGGATCAAAAAGCAAAATCGGAAACGAAAGAACGCTGCTATTGCAAATGGCACATACAGTAAGCGAGGTAAAAGCGATGACATGTCCAAAATGCAAGGGACAGATGATTGTCTGGGAAAAAGATAGATTCGGCCATTCAAAAGCAACTTCTTGTCCGCTATGCAACAAAAGTGGGCAAAGTGTTGCGAAAAAGTTAGCTGAAATAAAGAAGAAATAAGCGAAAGGAGTGGAGGTTTGGTCGACCACAAAGAATTCTTTACTCCTTTGAAATGATGAATAGTTACCAAAAGAAAATGGTTAAAGCCATGAAAGACCTTTGCGGAAAAAGAAGTATGTACGATGTGTTTTTCGATTTTACCAAAATGTCAGCATGCAGTATTTCTAATGTTTTTGACAAAGTACATTTTGAAGAAAGAGAAAAATTGTATAAGTCTATTCAAGAGAAATACACAGAAGAAGAACAAGAAAAGTTCCATGAATTATTCGCTTTGCTAGTTGAAGCTTTAGAAGAGACCTCAACTGATATACTAGGCGAATTGTATATGGCTTTGGAAATTGCTAATAAAGATGCAGGGCAATTCTTCACACCATACAATGTAGCTCGTTTAATGGCAGAAATGAATTTTAATGAAAAGGATGAACAATTGAAAAATGGACAGCCAGTTGTTTTTTATGATCCTTGCATTGGTGGCGGTGTTACTCTAATTGCTTTAGCAAATATTATGCGAGAAAAAGGCTATAACTATCAAAGAAGTTTGAGAGCGTTGTGTGGTGACATCGACGGAAATGTACTTTCAATGGCTTATGTACAGTGTTCCTTGTTAGGAATAGATGCGATATTTGAAAGAAAAAATGCACTGAGTAATGAACCTGCAACAGATGTATGGTTTACACCGTTTTACGCTTTGAATAGAGCAAAAGAAAAAGAAGCGCAAAATACATTAGAAATACTAAAAGAAGTAATGGAACTTCTGGAAAATAAAACAAGCAGTTCATTTACTGAACCAGAACAGCTGTCACTATTTTAGAAAGTGAGTGAAGAAGATGATTCCAAAATTTTTTAAAGCATTAAGAATCGCCATAAGACGTGCTGTTGTGTTGTTTGGGTATATTACTAGCGAAAAAAACAAACAGATGTCAATAAAAGAACGTTGGAATTGCTATTGGAGGGAACAGAATGAGTAAACAAGAACTAGTAGATAAAAACGAAGTATTAAGTATTTGGCATAATTATTGGGAATCAGATAAATTGGCTTATGAAGCAGAGGACGAGTTAAGAGAGCTAAAAACGATAATATGTATTACAGAACTCAACGAAAATCAGCAGACTGTGCTGGATTGGTTGAAAGAATCATGCAAATTAAACGGATTACGTACAGTTATCGAAATTATGGGATTTTTATCAACTACTGGTGGAAAAATGAAGTATAAGCAAATAGCTTATGCATATGCTGATTTAAATGAGGTTGAATTAGCTCAAGTATTACAGGCGTTTAGTCAGTGGGCTTTGGAACAGGAGGAAGCGGAATGAGCTACGAAATAACATATGACGAGAACGTCAGCAATAATGTGCAACAAAAAAATATTGTTGTCAATAGTAGGCATTTATACAAAGTTTATCTTGAAAAAGAAGCCTATCGTAAAAATGAGGAGACGGGTGTTGATTACACATTAGACATTAATTGTGATGAAACTGGCGTCAATGTACAAGCGGTGTTACCACACGAGGTCCTTTATGAATTAAATAAAATGATAGGCGACAGTCTGAAATTTTAGGAGGAACAGCGATGAATAAACAAGAATTGATTGAAGAATTAGAATGCATAGAAGTTTCTACAGACAGCCTTGATTATTTGAAAGGTGCTGACTATGCCAACGAAAGAGCAATTAATTTAGCAAAACAACTAGATGAACCGATAAAAGTTGTTGTTCCGAAGTTTGTTGCGGAATGGCTTGATAAACATAAGTATTCCACTGATATAATTGATCTCTTTTTAAGCGTTGAGTACGCAACTGATTCAGATGGGTTTGTTGCTGAAAAATGGGATTACAGCGGAGAATTTTATGATTGGTTGAGTAATAGTGCAGATATACAGTTTACGTTGTGCGACGCTATGAGGTATGGCTACGAAGTCGAGAAAGAGCCAACCATTCACGAGCTTAAAATTTTACCAGAATACTTTGAAGCGGTTGTTTCAGGTAATAAACGTTTTGAAATCCGTAAAAATGACCGTAACTATCAAAAAGGTGATATCTTACGCTTAAACGAATATCAAGACGGACAATATACAGGCGATGTCCATGTCGCAGAAATAACGTACATTACAGATTATGCCCAACAAGATGGCTATGTAGTGCTAGGAATTAAGTGAGGAGGATCAATAAATGATCAAATTTAAAGAGTTCAACACTCAACCTTACGATGTTCATATTACTGGATTTTTTGAAGATTTAAACAAGAAAAATCCAGATGATGTTTTTGAATATGTTGACTTGAAATGCGTTGATAGAAACTTAGTGATATTAGTTTACCGTCAAACTAATAGGGGAATACATCAGTTTAGATCTGTTCCTTTGTTTAAAAAAGATTAATTAGCTTTGAAACTAATGTATTCTATTTTTACAATCGATAGTATAAAAAACTACCTAGTTTCCGCTAGGTAGTTCTGTAAGAAATAATATTAAGTTTATTTTTTATAGTATTTTTATACCAAACCCATTATAAAAAATCAAGTACAAAAAAGCCAACCGACCACTGGTTGACTAAGAAGAATATTTTACCAGAAAAGTGGTAGCTTGTGATATGTGAGGTTACTTTGCCCCAAACATTGGTCACAATAAAAATATTTTATCATGAGTAAAGAAAGCTGCCAACAAAAAAGCCAGATTGCTCTGGCTGTGGATAATGTGTGGATAACTTTGTGGAAAAGTCGTTATTATTATACCACAAAAGGAGCGATTTCACTTGATTAAATTGCTAAAAGAAGTAGATTTTCGACAAACAAAAGCGAATGCCAGAAATGTGTTGAAGAATTTTAGACGTTTAGAGCGAATAGCTGGTCGCTCTTTGATAGATTTAAAATCACCAATTATTACAGATATGCCTAAAAGCCAAAGTCATGGGAACAAATCAGAAGATGCGCTAGTACAATTAGCAGATGCAGAAGCAGAAAGAGACGCAATTTTATCTGCGCTTATGGCATTGAGCCTAACTAGCAGACAAATTTTGCATTATAGTTTCTGTGTGCAGGACCATTACTCTAATTATAAGATAGCTAGGGAAGTTGGATATTCCGAAAGAAGTATTCAACGAATGAAATCAGAGGCTTTAATTGAATTTGCCGAAGCGTATCGAAATGGAAAAATAATTGCATATAAATAAAATTTTTGGCGGTTTTTTGGCGGAAAGTTGGCGGTTTTTATCAATATTTAGATGTTATTATGGTAGTGTCGAAAGATAAGGAGACGAGGGTAAGGCATGCATTACCTATCTTAGCTCCGTTTCGCTTATCTTTTGAGGCTACCTATAAAAAATAAAGAATAAGGATGTGGAAAGTCCAGTTCTTTCTGTCTCGTTTAGTCTAGGTAGCAAATATTGCAATAAACTTGGCATTAAGCTTACACGTAGACGTACGCCGAAAGCACTTGTCAAGATAGCGCTATGTAGTTTGCAATGATCACTCACAAATCAGACGTTCTCAAACTAAAAGAAATGGGGTGTAATTCCTCTCTCTTTTTTCTACAGGTTTGTGAGTGTTAATGGGATATAGCTTAACTGGTAGAGCAGCGGTCTCCAAAACCGTCGGTATAGGTTCGAGTCCTATTATTCCAGTAGGTAGCATAGCTACTTAAATAAAAGAATCGTCAATAAATGTTTCTTACTTTAACGATCGGTTCACCTCCTTTCAGAATTAGCCAGCCTGCGGAAACAGGATAAAGTGGCTAGCAACCTAGTATTGTTAAATAAGTGTTAGATTGGCTAGGCAGTCTAATATAAATCTTTACACTACTCAATAAAAATGAGTGGTCTTTTTTTTGTACATAAAAAAGCCACTAGACTATGGGTTCTAGTGGCTAGGTAGCATTCGTGCACAATTTTTGTTGGTCGCTAGATTGGATTGCTAATGGTTGCTATTTACAAAAAGGAGTTGCTACCTATCAATAGTATATCAAGAAATAATTTATTGAATCAAGTACATAAAAACGACTAGGAGAGAAAAGTATGAAAAGCTATTGGTATGTATCGCTAACACATAAATATCCACAGTCGAACCGCTTAACTGGTTCAATGCGTGTTGTAATGTCTGTGCAGATAAAAAAGAACGCATCTATTGTTGAAATGACGAGAGAAGCCACACCGAAAGAAATTGACGCGTGCAAGCTTGTTTATTGTGGGCATGGCGGTTGGAAAGATAAGCATATACAAGAGAATATAGAGAAGTACATGAAGTGATAAATTATTAGACAGAAAGGCGGTGAGGTCATGGCAAAGTACACAGAGTGGCTAACCGATGAAGGGTTAATCAAAATCGAAGGATGGGCACGAGATGGCCTCATCGATAAGCAGATAGCCCAGAATATCGGAGTATCCGAACGAACATTTACCGATTGGAAAAAGAAATTTTCTTCCATTTCTTCCGCCCTTAAAAAAGGGAAAGAAGTTGTCGATCGCCAAGTGGAGAATGCATTGTTTAAGAGTGCTACAGGCTACGAATACACTGAAGTTACAGAAGAACTGACAGAAAACGGTATGGAGATTACAAAAAAGGTTACAAAACAAGTAGCTCCTAATCCAACTGCGGCTATTTTCTGGTTGAAAAACAGAAAGCCAGACGAATGGCGAGATCGAAAAGAAACTCAAATTTCTGGCGAAATGTCTGTTAGCAATCCGTTCACTAACTTATCTGAAGAAGAATTAAGAAGGTTAGCTAAAGATGATGGATAAAATTGTTTTAGGTGCAAAGTTAGAATTATCCCGTCGTTATTTTTGGGACTATTGCAAGTTAACGGCATCTGACTTTTACAAACAAGATAGAGTGTACTTAAAAGAATTATGCGATGATTTACAAGCATTCATTTATGATAGTGACGATGACGTTCTAGTTATCAATGAACCACCTAGACATGGAAAATCAAGAACTGCTGGTAAATTCGTAGAATGGTTATTAGGAAATGACAATCAAAAAAAGATAATGACGGGTTCGTATAACGAAACATTATCTACAACATTTTCCAAAGGTGTGAGGAATGCTATTCAGGAAATTAAAGCTGATGAAGGCAGGATAGTATTTTCAGATGTATTCCCTGGTGTAGAAATAAAATCAGGTGATGGCGCTATGAATTTGTGGAGTTTGAACGGTGGGTACAATAATTATTTAGCGACATCCCCAACAGGAACAGCTACAGGTTTTGGTGCAGACATTATTATCATTGATGATTTAATTAAAAATGCCGAAGAAGCAAATAATGCTATGGTTTTAGAGAAGCACTGGGATTGGTTTACCAATACTATGCTTTCTCGTTTAGAAACAGGCGGTAAAATTATAATCATCATGACTAGGTGGCATTCTAATGATTTAGCGGGAAAAGCTTTAAAGGAGTTACCTCAATCTGGCTATAAAGTAAAGCATATTAGCATGAAAGCATATGATGAAAAAGCAGACACGATGCTTTGTGAACAAGTTCTTTCTAAAGAAGAATATTTCCGAAAAAAGAAAACAATGGGTGCAGATATCGCTTCTGCTAACTATCAACAGGAACCAATTGATTTAAAAGGTCGTTTGTACCAAAAATTTTCAACATATGAAACACGCTCTAATTACATTAAAATATGGAATTATACCGATACAGCAGACACTGGTGCTGATAATCTTTGTTCAATTGTTTTTGGTGAGACAGAAGATCATAAAGCAGAAGTATTGGATGTTCTATTTACAAAAGAACCAATGGAACAAACGGAAACAGCACACGCTGAACAAATTAAAAATAACCAAGTAAACCATGTCCGCATTGAGTCTAACTCTGGTGGGCGTGGTTTTTCTCGTAATTCAGAAAGAATTGTTAAAGAACGAGGATATCGTGGTGCTTATTACGAGCCGTTTCATCAATCGGCAAATAAACAATCACGTATTCTTTCTAATTCGGCACTTGTAGAAAATAATGTGTATTTCCCATCAGATTGGAAAATAAGATGGCCAGAATTTTATGAAGCTATGACGACCTACCAAAGGGAAGGTAAAAACAAACACGATGATGCACCAGATGCTGTAACAGGCATTGTAGAAACATTAGCAAATGATAACCAAGTTAGATTTATCCAATATTAGGAGGTGTGAAAATGTTTCAAAACAATTTAAGTTTAAAGCGGTATAAAAGATTGCGAACAAAATATTCTACACAAATTAATGAAGAAGTTTTCGACCCTAATGATTTTATTACTGAAATGAAGCCATTTTTTGATGATAGAGAGCGCAAATACAAAGCTTATACAAGCGAACAAAATGAGATCGATAGAAGACCTAAACCAAACACAAAGATTATAAAAGTGAATAATAAACTTCATGCTGGTTTATACAATACTATTGTCGATCAAGCAGCGGACCATTTCACAGGTATTCCAATTAAGTGGGATTACGATATTACAGAGCAGAGACGATCAATTATGCAACGTGCTAAAGATTTATTTTTGAATAATACATTAAAAAACACCAAAACACCAAAAGAGTTCGAACGGCTGACAGAGTTAGTGAATGATATGCGGTTTGCCATGCTTGATTCTGACACAGCTCGGTTTCAAGGAGCTTGTGGTGTTGCTTTTCGTTTGTTAGAACCTGTTAAAACCAAGGATGGTTGGCAATTATGGGCGAGCAATATTGAACCATGGAAAGCTGAAAAATACGAAAATGCAGATATCTTTATTCGTGAAAAATACGACACACATCAAAAAAAATTTTTTGAAGAAATGAAAGTCATTACTAAAGAAAGAATACGCATATATAGCAGATACATTGAATTTAATTTAGTCAGTGCATCTGGAACATTTAAATTGATTGAGGAAGTAGAAAACCCGCTAGAAACGTTCTACCTATCAGAATTTAAAAACAATACGAATCGTTATTGCGATTTTGAAGTGGCGGAAGAACTTTCTGATGCATTTGATAGAAGCTTATCAGACCAACAAAACGAAGTTGAACAGTTTAAACTTGCTTACATGGCCATTAGCGGCTCAATATTAGATGAAGAAAAAGCACAAAGAATGATGGAGCAATTAGGTATCCTTAACTTACCAGATCCACAAGCTAAGGTTGGGTATGTAACGAAAGATATTAATAAAGATTTCAACGAGTATCATCTAAACCAGCTAAAAAAAATGTTCTATACAATCACAAAATCAATTGATTTTAATGATGAGGTATTTAAATCAAACGCTTCTGGTGAAGCTCGTAAATGGCAAATTATTGCCTTAGAAGCAAAAACAAATACAAAAGAGCAGTATTTCAGGGAAGGTTTAAAAGAAGTCGCTGAAACGATGGCAGCTTTCATTAAATTTAACGATAAGCTTGATTTAGATGTGTCTAAAATTGTGTTTACATTCAGTCGCAGTTTGCCAACAGATATTGGCTATCTTGCTGATGCATTGCCAAAACTTTCGCCGTTTCTATCTAAACGAACAATTATTAATCAGATTCCATTTGCTAAAGACCCAGATTATGAAATGGACTTGATGAATTTAGAACAAGGTCAAGATTATCCTAGCGGTGAATATGATGAACTAGGTGGTGCAGGTAATGACGAAGAAAGCAACAGTTAGTGAACGCTATTGGGAAAAACGTCGTGAATTAGAAGACAAAGCACGCTTGAAACTGGAAAAGAAAACTCTTAGTGAGTTAGAATCTGTTTTTGAACGTGCTTTAGTTAAAATTCAAAGACAGTTATTGGCACAAGCTGATTTACACGGTATTACTCAAAGTGAGATGCTAGAAGATTTTAGCAAACGAGACCAAGAGAAGTACCGTAAGTATATTGAGAAGAACTATGAAAAGTTGATGGAGTCTGACGAAGCTTATAAGCAGTTTATTGATGAATATTTTCCACCTTTTGACTATGCGAAAGTTAATCGCTTGTTACAGTTACGAGCAGACATCTTTTCTACCCTTGCAGGTGAAGCAATAGCTAGTGATGTTAACGGTAAATTTAATAACGACTTAGAGAATATCACAAAACGAATCTACAATTCTAATTCTAATGCGTTGATACAATTATTAGGCGGTTCAGCACCAGGTTTAACTAAGAATGAACTAGAAAACATCATGAACTATCCGTGGAGCGGAAAAACATTTTCATCTCGTTTATGGGGCAATATATCAACCTTAGAGCAACGTTTGAGCAATTCCATTATTAATTCATTGGCAAGTGGTGAAGGGGTTGTGGAAGCTCTTAGAACGATGAAAAACGATGGTGTTATTATCGGTATGTTTAAGTTGGAACAAGGAAAGTTTAATCGTTCGATTGAAAATCTTGTTAGAACGGAATATTCACATTTTGCTGTAGAAGGTGTAAGAAAATCGCTAAAGGATGTAGGTATTAAGCAAACACAAAGCTGGTCGGCAGAAGATGAGCGTGTTTGTTCTATTTGTGGTGGACGTCATGGAAAAGAAATTAAAGATGATTGGCATCCACCGTATCATGGACGTTGCCGTTGTACTGAAATACCAATTATTCCTGAAATTAGCGATGACATAGATAAATTGTATGAAGAGATGTTTGGTGATTTATTGGATGAATTCGCAAGTAAGCAGTGGGGTATTAAATTAAATCATCCAAAAGTTAGTGCAACTAAACTCGATTTAAAATCCGTATTAGACAAAACAAACATGCAAGAAGCTTTAGGAAAAGAAAATTATTCTAATTTTTTAGATCATTTAGATGGGATAACTGACCAAAGGGTGCTAAACTTAATAAATGTGATAGGGCATAAGTTGGAGTTTAAAGACATCAAAGAAGTAAGAGCCTTTGCACAAGGCAAATCAATTCAACTTAGTCAAAAATCATTTGATGGGGATAGGGGTGTTAATCCTTATCAAACAGTTTATCATGAGATAGGACATGCTTTGGATCATCTTGGGCTTGAAGTATTAACAGGAAAAAATACGATGCCGACAGGAAAACTGATAAAAAGAAAGCTAGGAAGACGAACCACTTTTATAGAAGAGCATATAACACACGCATCGTCACTTTCTGAGTATAACATTAAAGAAGCGCTAGAACGCGATTTTTGGAAATATGTAAACGGAGATTTGCCATCCTATAATGATTTAGGTAATAGACCTAGAAATGCGGATAAGAAAAAGGCCTATGATGACTTAAGGGCGGAAATTTATAAAAAAAATACAGAGAACTTACAAAAAACTAGAGAACGATTATCAAAAATAGTTAGGGAAAATCCTAACTCAGTATCCGCTATTTCAGATATGATTGAATCTATAGGTTCTTTAGGAGACTATCCGTTAGGTTTTGGTCACGGCAAGCGCTATTGGCAAACAACAGGTAGCACAGAAACGGAATTTTTTGCACATATGACAGAAGTGGTTGCTAACGATAAGTCAAGAGAATTAATGAAAGAGATTTTTCCGACAGCAGTAAGCCAATGGGAAAAATTAGTAGATGATATTTTAAAGGCGGTGAAATAAGTGTTTAGTTGCGAAGATGGCGCATGGTCTATTATTGATGATGCAGTTAAAAAGTATGAACAACATTTCCATGATGAGTTTCCAATATATGAATATATCGATGTAACAAAGAGTGATGACTTCGATTTTTCTATTCTAGGTGCAAAAAAATTAGCGAAATTCATTGATGAGCATATTAAAGAAAATAAATCGGTCCACGTCCCGTCAGATTACCATAGCAGACTTTACTAAGCACTTAAAGGATAACTTTGAGTGCTATTTTTATACCCTAAATTGGAGGTGAGATCATGAAAGGATTATTCGAAGCAGTATTAAATCTAGAAGTTACCAATGGTACAGAAAAAGCCTATAAAAAAGTTTTTGAACAAGAAAACGAACGATACTTAACCAAACACACTTTGAGAGATGGCAACGGTAATATCGTCAAAGATGAGCTTAAATCAGTTTGGGGTGGTAATTATTGTCACGTTGATATTTTGTATTCGTTACCAGGTAAAAAAAGTAAATTAACTATTTCGATTGTGTCTAGGACTCTGCAAAACGTAAAAGATGCTGTCACTGATTATCAAATGTTAGGTGCTGAACTGGTCCATAAGAATTGGAAGTGATTAGATGGATCCCTATGATTACTTAGATGCAGATTATGAAGAGCATTTACTAAGAGAAGAAAAGCAATTAAAGTCTGACGAAAGTTAGGCTTTTTATTTTGTCCGAAATGACGTTAAACTAGCGCAATGCTGGGCTTAATTGAATGGTGGGGCGCAATAAATAAATCTAAAGCAATGCGGGGCGATTAGTCGAATCGTGGGGCGAAAGGAGAAACAAAATGAAACCAAACCTATTACCAATGAATTTACAAATGTTTGCTGAAGAAGACGGTGGTACAAACTTCACTTTCGATGATTTTAAGGCATTTGTAGAATCAAATGAGGAAGCACAAAAATTTGTACAATCACAGTCACAATCAGCTGCAGATAAACAATTAGAAGCTTGGAAACAAAATAATCTTGAAAAAATCAAGGAAACAACAATCAAGGAGTATGAAGAATCTAAGAAAAATAAAACTCCTGAACAAATTAAATTAGAAGAATTACAGGCTGAATTTGAAGCTGAAAAGGCATTACGTGTGACTAGTGATAATAAGGCTTTTGTTGCAGAAAAAATTGCTGGCTTAGATTGGGACGGAGATTTGAAAGATTCTATTTCTCAATTTATGTTAAATAATCTTGTTAGTTCAGATACTGAATTTACTAAGAAGGCTGTAGAAGGCTTTACAGAGCTTTTAGAAGCAATAAATGATAAGCATGCAGAAGCTATTAAAAATGTAGAAATGACTAAAGCTTTTGGTAATAAATCGCAACAAACCAACATGGGAACTGGTAATCAAACAAAATCGTTTGAAAATCCAGAGGTAGCATTAGGACAAAAATTACAAGCTTTTATCGATTAGGAGGAAACTACAAATGAAAAAAAGTTCATTAAATAATCTTGAGTATTTAGATATTTCACAGGAAGTTAACGCATTACAAGTTCCAAACACACCATTTTTAAGCTATTTGTTAGGCGCAGGCAAAGTTGAAGCTGCCAAGTCAACTGAGATTAAATGGCGAGAATATGGCATGAATAATGATGATTCATCTGCTCAATTAGAAGGCGGAGAATACGCAGATGCGGAATCTGATCGTACATGGTTTAACAACTATACTGAAATTTTCAGAAAATCAACTTCTGTATCTGGCACATTAGATGCTATTAATGTAGATGGTGTAGGAAATGAATTGAATAGCCAAGTAGCTCTTCGTGCTACAGAAATGAAAATTGACTTAAATCGTAAATTGATTGTTGGTGTAAAGGCTGATGAATCTGGTTCTAAAGGTCGTCAGATGAACGGAATTTTAAATTTGATTAGCTCAACGAATAAAGTCGAAACAGCAGCTGCGGGGGCAGTAACAAGAAAAGATATTGATGCCTTATTTAAAACAATGTTCCAAAAAGGATACATGGGCGAAAAATTATGTTTAGTAGCACCTGATATGCAAGAATTAATGATTGATCAGTTGGATGAAAAATCAACAAAAATTGTGCAATTTGGTGATAAACTTACTTTTGGATTGCAACTTGGAAATATTGTCTCAAATTACGGTTCAGGAATTGCGTTAATTGAACCTAATTTACCTAATGGAACAATCGCAGCTATTGATACTAATTATGTAAAATTACGTCCATTACGTGAATGGCGTGCGGAAGAATTAGCAAAAACAACAGATTCAAGACGGATTGGATTAGTTGGTGAGTATTCAATTGAATACAAAGCTTCTAATTCTGGAGCAATCTTGAATTTGAAAGCCTAAAATATAATAACAAAGGAGGAAATTAAAAATGGCAACAGCAAAAAAAGAAGTAACTTATCGTGTACTTGACAAGAAAAACTTTGTGGGCTTTATGCATCCTAAAACAAAAAAATTTATCACAGCAAACGAAAATAATGAATTTATAGTTTCAGAAGACGATAAAGAAGCTATTGAAATATTAGAACGTGCTGCAGATACTTTTAAAGTTTAGGTAATGATGCTTTATGGTTGATGAAAAAAAAGAAGAAATCGTTGAGAAAATTCAATTGATGCTACCTAACGCTTCTGAAGATAGGATTTTGTCTGTTTTAAACCTTGTTATCTTTGAAATCAATTCTTACAATACTTGTAAAATTGATATTGCTTGGGACGAGTTTGAACCACTTATAATTGAGGTTATCTATAAAGCTTTAAAAAACGAAATAGATAAGTCTGTAGCTAGTGTAAAACGTGGTGATACATCAATTAGTTATGTAGTTGAATCAAAAGACATACAATCACTCATGAAGAACTATAGCAGTGCCATTAAACGTATTTTAGGCTGTGATAGCGGGGTGTTTTTCTATTGAATGAAGCAGAAGTTTTAGCAGCTACTTATTTTGATACCTGTGTTATTGAGCGAATAAGTGATATTGAAAATGTGGAAAGCGGAATTACTGAACAAGTTTATTTTCCAATTCATGATGGCAAGTTACCCTGTGCTTTCTCTCAAGGAAGTATGGGAAACTTACCTGTAATAGAAAACAAAGAAGCGTTTAAGTTTAATATCTCTTATGAAGAACAAAAACTTTTTTTAGAACCTAATATAAAAGTTAAAAAAGGAGATAGAATAACTATTACTCAAGGTACAGGTCAAAAACATGTGTTATTTTCAAAAAAACCTTTTTATTATCCAAGCCATATAGAAGTAGTGCTATCAGGAAGTTCAATTGATGAGTAAAAGCGATCTTAGAATGAAATCAAATGCTGATAAAGTTATTGCAAATTTAAAGAAAATGACACCCATTGCTGAAAAAGAAGGTGCTGCAATGGTGAATGATTCGTTAGCTAAAATTTATCAGTTAATTGTACCTATGACACCAATTAAATCGGGTGATTTAAGACGAGGTTATCGAATCATTAAAGCTAGAAAGCTGTCTAGTGGTCGTATCGTGGGAGCATTGATTAATAATGAAAAATATTTTAGATATGTAAACGATGGCCACCGAACAAAAAATGGCGGATTTGTTAAAGGCAGATTTATGTTGCAAAAATCTAATAAATTAGCTAATGCAACATATATTCCGAAACGATTTAAACAAATGGCGATTATCATTGTTAAGAAAGGATAGATATGTACGATAAAATTTTAAAAATGCTTACTGACACAATAAAACAGTTCTCGGATGCACCTATCTATCTTGATAATGTGATGCAATCGTCAGAACCGTTTTATTTTGTGTTAAGTCTTGAAGAGAGTCTGACTGATAATGTAGGTCAAAACGTTCAAAATAAAGCATACAATGTTGATATTGCACTGGTTGATAGTAAGAAAGATAAACAATTAGTAACAAGCCTAACAGAAAGCTGTGGGGCTTTTTTTAATGTGTTGAATTTGGACGGAAACGAATTGTTTCCAGAAGATTATCAAACGTTTAAAACAGACGGAATTCAACATATCAATTTTAATGTTGCGTTCCCACAATTAATTGAATGGAGTGAAAAATAGATGGCAAAAAAGAAAAATGTAAGTGTCATTTCTGTAGAGAAGCCAACGTGGTTCCCACTAACAGACGAAACGGGCGCTTTTCCAGTTTACGGAGCGCCAATTACAATCGGTACTGCTGTAAGTATCAAACCAGATGTTACAACAGAAACAACGCCTGACTATGGCGATAGTGTAGTTCAAGATCAGTATGTTGCATTTGGTGGTGCAGAAGTTACTTTAGAAACAAACGGCTACCAAAATGAAGTTTTAGCTGAAATTACAGGGGGAAAAAAATTAAAGGGTGGCGTATTGCGGTCTGCGGATGATATTGCATCAGATGGCGCATTTGCTTATCGTCGCCGAAAATCGAACGGTAAATATCGCTATACGATTTTCTATAAAGGAAAATTTGCTTTAACATCTGATGAAACATCTACATTAGAAGGAAGTTCAGTATCTTATACCCATCCAGAATGGACGGGGTCTTTCGTTGATGTTCCAGGGTTGGGTTATATGTATTCCGTGGATGAAGACGATGAAGGTGTTGACTTAGAGATGATTAAAAACTGGTTTACTGAGGTAATGGATCCACGTAAAGAAAATACTACTGCTGTTACTGGTGTAACTTTAGACCAAACAGAGTTAAATTTAAAAGTTGGCCAAACAGCAACTTTAACACCGACAATTACACCAGATAACGCCTCAAATAAAAAATATCAGTTCCGTTCAGAAAGTGAGGCTATTGGAACTGTAACACCAATTCAAGGGAAGGTTACTGCTGTAGGAGAAGGGACAACGGAAATCGTAGTCACAACAGAAGATGGTAACTTTACCGCAAAATGTACATTAAATGTAACAACAGCAGATTAAAATAACAGTTTAGGACGACCTTGTCGTCCTATTTTATATGGAGGAATTAAAATGGCAAGTAAATTTCAACAAAAAATTAAATTAATGATTAAAGATGGAAGCAAATATACTACAAAACAATTCACATCGGCAGAATTTTTACCAGGTTCAGTCATGGATACAGGTACGGATTTACAAATCAGGTTAGAAGAAGCAACAAAAACAAATGATATGGAAGCAATTCGTCCTATTTTAAGAGAATGCTATGACTTTATTGCTGACGTTATTTTTGAAAAACAGTTTACTGGACAAGAATATATTGACGGTATGGATGCTCGTGAATTATTGAAAATTACAGGTCAATTGTTAGGTTCTGTTACTTCTGGTTATGATGCAATTTATTCTGAACAGAAAAAAAAGTAACGGAACTTTTATATCATCCTCATTTTAAGTACACGCCACAATATCGAGAAGCAGAACTAAAAAGTTCGCTTCTTGAGAATGGTTGGACTTTAAACGAGATCGAAAACACAGATTTAAACGAGCTTTTGAAAATTTACGCATTTAAAGATGCTGTAGAAGAATTTGAAAATGTCAAATATCTTGATGAAAATACTATGTTCTAAGAGGGAGGGGGTACTTTTTGAACAATGAAGACTTAGTCTTAAAAATGATACTTGATGAATCTGGCTTTTCACAAGGATTAAATTCAGCAGTAAAAAAGTTACAAGGCTTTGATGTTGAAGTTGATAGAACAGGACAAAAAGGTGGCCGATCTCTTGGGAACATATGGACGTCGTTTGTTGGTAACTTTTTAGCTAGCGGAGCTACTAAAATCATTTCAAAAGGAATTGGGCTGATTACCAGTAATATTGACGGAGCTATTAATCGTGTAGATACGTTAAACAACGCAAATCGCGTATTTGAAAATATGGGCTTTTCAGCTGGCGAAACATCAAAAACAATGGATAGCTTAAAGAAGAGTATCCAAGGGTTGCCTACGCCGTTAGATAGCGCTATTAAAGGTGTTCAATTAATCGCTTCGTCTACAAACGATTTAGGGAAGTCAGAACAGATTTTCGCAGCTTTAAATAACGGTATCCTCGGTTTTGGTGGTTCTGCTGAAATGGTAGAAAATGCTATTATTCAGCTTTCACAGTCATTTTCTAATGGTAAAGTAGATGCGCAAACTTGGAACTCAATGATTAACAGTGGTTTGGGTCCAGCGTTGAATGCTTTGGCGAAACAAATGGGATTAACAGCTGGTCAGATGAAAGAAGGTCTTTCCGATGGCTCAATTTCAGTTGAAGAATTCCAAGATGCTTTAATCAAATTAAATAAAGAAGGCGGTGGCGGTCTTAAATCATTAGAACAGATTGCTAAAGATTCTACCGCTGGTATTAAAACAGGTTTAGCTAACATGAAGACTGCAATCGTCCGTGGTGTGGCCAACGTTGTAACTAAAATTGACGAAGGCTTAAAAAGTGCGGGTTTTGGAAGTATAAGTGAAATCATTGCTGACAAAGGGGCAAAAATTGAAGCAGCTTTATCTAAATTTGCCGAGATGATTCCGCCAATGATTAAAACAGCCAAAACATTGTATGATACGTTAAAACCTTATGCACCATTGCTTGCGGGTTTAGCGGGTAGCATCGGAACGTTGATGCTTGTGAATAAAGTGAATGCAGCATTTAAAGCTTGGAGGGAAGGTACAGAAGCACTTTCGATAGCTCAAGCAATTTTAAATAAGACAATGCTATCAAATCCTTTTGTCGCAATATTAACTGCTGTAGTAGGGTTAGTCACAGCGTTTATTTATCTTTGGAAAACTAATGAAGGTTTTAGAGATGCTGTCAAAAACATTTGGAAAAATATACAGGAGGTCATCTCAAGCGCTGCTGATGTAGTTGTAAAAGCCTGGAATTCCACAATGGAATTTTTCAGTAACATGTGGGATGGCACAAAAGAAGCTTTTTCGAATGCTGGTACATGGATGAAAGAAGCTCCTGGAAACGCAGCCGACTGGGTTAAAAATAAATGGACTGGGACTAAAGAATTCTTTAGTGGACTTTGGGATTCAACAAAAGAAGGCTCAAAAAATACATGGGAAAATATTAAACAAAGTGCTGCTGACAGTGCTAAAAGTGTTGGAGAAAGTTTTAAAAATGGCTTTGATAATGTGAAAGATTGGTTTAAGGGTGTTGGAAAATCAATATCAGATGTTTTCACAACAGCATTTGATTTTGTTTGGAAATATATTGGTCCATATGTAACAGGAATCAAAAATGCGTTTAAAATGGTTGTTAACGCTATGAAAGCGAACATTGAAAATGTCAAAATGATCGCTGAAAATGTCGTCACCATTCTAAAAAATGTTCTATTAGCTCCAATTCTTTTCATTACATCAATGATCACAGGTGGATGGGAAGAGGCAAAAGAAAACATGATTGCCGTTTGGGATAATATTGCTGAAGCTGCTCAGACTATTTGGTTCGGGATTAAAAATATCTTTTATAACACTGTTACAGCTATTTCCTATTCAGTTACTTCTATTTTTAATGGATTGATGTTGACAATCAAAAAGATTTGGATTGATGTGAAGTTATTTTTCACCTTGCTTTGGATTGACATTAAATATGGAGCAATCAACGTTTGGATTGAAATTAAATATTCTATTATCGAAACGTGGATAAATATTAAATTTGAAGCAATCAGGATATGGGAAAGTTTGAAAACTTGGTTTTTTGAAACAGTAGAAAACATTAAAAATGGTGTGATCGATGGCTGGAACAACCTAAAACAAGGAACCATTGATACATTTAATGCAACTGTTCAATGGTCAAAAGATACATGGAATAATTTTAAACAGTGGATTGTTGATCTTGTGACAGGTATAAAAGACGGCATCATTAACGGTTGGGAAAACTTAAAACAGGGAACTGTTAATATTTTCAACAATTTGGTACAAGGTGCTAAAAATGCTTGGAATAATCTTAAAAGAAGCGTTAGTGATACAGTTGAAAATGTGAAGCAAACCTTTAATGATATGCGCCATATCGATTTATTTGAAATTGGTAAAAATATTATCCAAGGATTAGTTAACGGTATTGGTTCAATGATTGGTGCTGTGAATAAAAAAATTAAAGAAGTTGCTGGTAATATTAAAGAAAAAATCAAAGGTGCTTTAGGCATTCATTCACCTTCAAGATGGATGCGGGATATGATTGGTAAAAATATTGTATTAGGTGTTGTAGCTGGTATTGACCAAGAAAAAGGAACGCTTGACAAATCAGTGAAAAAAATGACCGATTTACCAACAGAGTTACCAAATTTTTCTACTACTGGCAGATATATCAACCAACAAGGAGTTCAAACAGAAAGCTTAGCTAAAAATAAAGGTAATGCTACGACTAATATTGGCGGTGATACTTTCAATATCAATATACAAGCTATGGGGAAATTAAATGAAAAACAATTAATGGATATGGCTAAAGACCTCGTTAAGTATATTCAAATTGTTAAAAATAGAGATAGTGATGCAACGGGGGGTGCTTTTGGTGGAATTTAAAAGAGGACAGTTTTTTCTTAATGGAAAACATAGTTCTGAATTCAATGTATTTATGAGAGAAAGACCTGAACGACTTTCTGCAGGACGTGTGGTAGAGCTTAGGGAGCGAATGGGTAATGATTCAATAGCCGTTGATTTTGCATATTATAAAAATGTAGAACGTACCATTACATGCTATGCGAAAGCAAATACTTTACAAGAAGTTTCTTTTTTAGAAGATGAAATTTCCTTTTGGCTCGATATGGGAAACTATTCTGATTTTATTGTCTATTTTGATGAGCATTATATTTATCAGGCGATTGTAACGAGTCCACCAAAATTTACAGGAACAAGAAAAAGCGGGGTTTTAATTCCTTTTGAATTTACTGTAAGTATCCGACCTTTTAAGAAAAATCGTATTGGCCAATATTGGATAAGTAATCCTAATCAGTTAATCAATACAGAAAAATATCCTTCAGAACCCATTATTCAGATTTTGGGGTCTGGGGATATTTCTTTTTTTATCAATAATCAATCATATTCATTAAAAGCAATTAACGGTGACATCATTATAGATTCAGAAAAACAAGAAGCTTATAAAAAATCAGGTGGAGCATTTGAGATCTTGGATCATAAAACACTTTTTAAAGATTATCCGATTTTAAAATGTGGAGAGAATAATTTTCGCTGGACTGGTAAAGTAACAGAGTTTAAGGTTCAGCCGAATTGGAGGCGAAAGGTTTGATTCCAGTTATTTTTAAACCTGGAGAAAAAGATTTTTCAACAAATGGATTAGGACGTCTTGTTGATGCGACACGTTGCGAAATCACTGAAGAAGCAAACGGAAAATATGAACTAGAAATGGACTATCCAGCGATTAGCAGATTTAGTGATTATTTCGAAAATGGCTATCAAATTAAAGCAAAGCCAAATGACTTAGAAGAATACCACATTTTTGAGATCAAACAAACGTTTAAAGATACTTTTACTAATAGCATTGTTATTTATGCCCAATCTCGTACTTATAAGCTAGGAAACAGACAAGTGAGGCTAGTAACAGTTGATAATCGTAATGGTGCAGAAGCAATGAAATTAATCGAACAGAACATGGACGAACCTTGTGATATCAAACTATATTCTGATATAAATACAGCTTCTAGCACTACATTTGAAGCTAGAAATGTATTGAATTGTATTGCAGGGGAACAAGGTTCTCTACTTCAATACTGGGGCGGAGAAATAAAACGAGAGCCTTTTAAATTATCTTTGCTAAGGCGTAGAGGACGAGATAACGTTGGAACTGTTCGTTATGGTAAAGATTTAAAAGGATTAACCATTAAATTTGATTGGCAATCAATTGTTACTAAAGTTTTGCCATTTGCAGAGCTTCAAAGTGGAGCAGACGGAACTTCTCAACGGATTTATGGAAATGCAGTTAAAAGCGAATATATCAGTAAGTATCCTGATGTTTACGCTCAATACATTCAGTTTACTGAAGATCAAGGAGTAAAAGATATAGCTAGCTTAAATAAAGTGGCAAGTAAATACTTCACTACATTATATCCAGGAAGTGATAAGCCTAAAGTTTCTATTGAATTAGAAATTGAGAAACTTACAGATTCAGAAGAAGCAAAAGAATTTGCTAAGATGCGTAACTATAATTTATTCGATACATTCACTGTGTACCACAAGCTTTATGATATTGACATTCAAACGAAAGTTACAGGAATTGTCTATGATGCTTTAGCAGAAAAAAAAATAAAAATCACTGCGGGAGATATCCAAGTTGCTTTTTATAAACAGCAAAGCCAAGACTTTCAAGAAGCTATAAAAACATTGACAAAAAAAGAGTATATGAGTGATTTTGTAGATTATATTACTAATTTGATTAACGGTGTTGAAGGTGGAAGTATACTTCAATATCCTAAAAATCGACCTAATACCCATTATTACTTAGATACGGAATCCACGGATACTGCAAAAGATGTGATTGCAATTAATAACAAAGGAATTGGATTCTCAAGAACTGGTTGGAAAGGTCCATTTAAAAATGCGTGGGGAATTAATGGAGTATTGAATGCGGACTTTATAGGAGCTGGCAAAATAAAATCTAATATTTTTGAAACATCATTTAATAGCTGTGGAGATATTTTACGTATGGTAAACGGTACTTTACAAGCTTGGAATAATAAGAAAAAAATCATGGAATTAACTAAAAAAGGGATGGAGTTTTGGAATGGTAATAGTCACGTTGGCACGATGGGAACAAAGGGAAATCCTTTTCCAGGGTTAGCAGATAAAAATGGAAATCCTGTAGTTTCTGATGGGAATTCATTACTATTAGTCGCAGATAATCCCCAAAAAATTATTGGTTTGTCTAACCAATCAGGCACAGGACATTTAATTACTGGTCCTACACAGTTTTTTGTTGGAAATAATTTTAACTTTTTTGGTCCAAATGGAAGTAAAGCAATTCTGACAGTTGATCGATTGATTGTGGGCGGCAAAGAAGTTATACCTGGTCAAAATGGTGGTGGCGGTTCTGGAGCTGGTACAGGTGGTTATCCATCCGAAGTTACAAGCGATGCAGATAAATTTGCTTGGGACTTATGGAGTTACCTATTAGCTAACGGATACAGCAAAGCAGCTGCTGCAGGTATCCTTGGAAATGTACAAGGAGAAGTTGGTCCAAGTATGAACCCAGATACCGAACAAATAGGCGGTCCAGCTTACGGATGGGTTCAATGGGACGGTTCAGCATATCCATTGGTAGGCGCACCAACTTGGAATGGCCGAGAATATGTACAACGCTTAATCGCAGCTGCAGGTATCAAACAAGACTATAGGACGTCATTAGCCCAAGCTCAATTAATTAATTGGTGTATGTTCAATGGGCAATGGTTAGGACAAGTAAGTCCATTAACAGTTGATGAATTTAAAGTTGTCAGCTCGCCTAAAACAGCTGCTTATGCGTTTGAATTAAACTTTGAACGTCCAGCTGCAGCACATCCAGAAAGACAAACCTATGCACAAGTATGGTATGACAAATTCAAAGATTTGAAAGCTTCTACTGCAACAGGAAAAGCTGGCATAGAACATTTGGAGACCTTAATGGGCAAATGGCTTGGTAATGGGCAATGTTATGCCGTTCCAGCCGAATATTCTGGTTTTATGGGCGGCTGTGGTTTAGGTGCAGGAACAATTTATGGCTTTTCACATGTAATTGGTGATACATCATCTGCTGCAGATATTGGTGAAGCATATGATTGGAATGCGGTAGGTTGGCGAGTAATCCAAAATCCAACGTATCAAGATTTAGTAGTAGGAGCAATCGTCAATATTAGACGAGGTGGCCAATGGGGAACAGGTTGGACAGTAGACCCAACATATGGTCACACGGGCGTGATTTACGGCTTAAATAACGGACGTATCCAAACCATAGAACAGAACGCCGAGCAAGGGCAAATTGTCGCAAAATATGACCGATTATATTTTGCTAATTCTATTCAATCGATTGTTATTCCACCAAAATAACGAAAGGAGGATTTTTCAATGGTTAAATGGCAAGCAACGCTAAGTACAACTGAACCTTACAACTATGTCGGTATTATTAATGTACGGCAAGGGAATAAGAACACAGAAGTCTTAGAAGTAACTATTACAGAAAATTCTTTGCTGTCAGATTTAACAGACGGTAAAGTTTTTTTTGAATCGCATATTGATAATAAATTTCCGATTCAACGACCAACAAAAATCATAGATGCTAAAAAAGGGATTATTCAGTATACCTTTGATGAATATTCTATGCAATCGTTACACAGACAAGAAGCTTATTTTAGTATTTATAAAGGCGACGATTTAATCGGCACAACGCAGAATTTTTCTTATTTTGTAATAAATGCTGCTTCCAAAACAGAAGGCGAAATGGGCTCTTATTGGCAATCAATCGAAGATTTAATAGCAGACATGACCGCTTTTATCAACGAAAATAAGGGCGATTTTACTGATTGGATGAATGCTAGAAAAGAAGAGTTCGAAGCGTGGCGAGATGCGCAAAAAACAGATTTCACTTCATGGTTCGAATCAATCAAAGATATTTTAAAAACGATTGATCCTGGCGGTACGATGTTAGCCGAGCTAATGGATGCACGTGTAGACATTCAAGGAGTGCGCCACAATTCAATTTCTGACCGCTTATTGGCAGATATGGAATATTTGTATCAGAAATTAGAGAAACGCTTATATACGTTAGAATATGGCGAGATAAGCGACTTGATTGTTTTACAAGATGATGCTTTTTCGCTGAATCATGAAACAGAAATTGTTGGAACAGTTGATTATCCTGCGATCGATGGGGCATTGGTTATCGCAACAGTTGATGATACAAAACAGAACGCTTATGTGTTTGAAAAAGTGGGTGAAATAAGTGATTAAAGCAAAACGAATGATGGAAACCGATGAAAATGGCGTGGAACGTCAGTTTTATCCTATTACACATGCATCCGCTGTTCGAGGATTAGAAAAAATTATTGCGGGTCAATCAAAAGTATTATCTGTTAATGGATATACTGGGGCAGTAATTATCACTAAAGCAGATCTAGGCTTAGAAAATGCACTGACAGAACTTCCTTATGCGACAGAAGAAACAGACGGTATTATCACTTCTGAAATGTTTCAACGATTGTCAAATGGCGAGGGAGGCGTGTACATTCTTCCAATCGCTACCACAGATGAACTGGGCGGAATAAAGGTTGGCCAACTGTTAGAAATTGCAGAAGACGGAACGTTGTCTGCGGTAAAGCAAACAGATCAAAATTTCACCACTGAACTAAAATCGAAACTGGAAGAGTTGAAAGGTTATACTGCTGGAGCGAATATTTCTATTTCAGAAGATGGTGTTATTTCAGCAACTGGTGGTGGCGATGGCGGCGGAGTGAATCAACAATATGTTGACCAAAAAGTTCAAGAAGCCATTGACAGAATACCTGATATTACGTTTGAGAGAGTAGGGGAAGTTGAATGACAGATATTGTTAAAGTAAAACAAGGAGGAACACAGGTATTTCCTCAAACACATTGGAATGCCGTAGAAGGGAAACCAGAAGTATTAAAAGGTGAAAAGGGAGACCCAGGTCCAAAAGGAGATAAAGGAGATGTCGGTCCGCAAGGTCCAGCAGGGCAAAATGCAACAACGACAGACGTTGCAACCTCAATAAAAAATGGCTTGATGTCTAAAGAAGATAAAACAAAACTAGATGGATTGCCAACAATTACGTTTGAAAAGGTAGGGGAAGTGTAATGACAACAGATATTGTTCAATTAAAAGAAAAAGGAAAACCAGTCTATCTTAAAACACATACTGCCGCAATTGATGGGCTTGAATCGTATCCAACTAAAGTAGATACGGATAAAATGTATCAAAAAATTACCAAAAAAGAGCCATTATGGACAGGCGGATGGTATGGCGCAGCAGCAGGAAACGGACAAGTACCTTCTAAGCCGCTTTCGCAGTGTCAAAATGGTTGGATTTTACAATGGCAAGAATACACAAAAGAAGGAACTTTGAACGGTGCATGTTATCACTTTTTCGTTATTCCTAAACAGCATGCACAGAACCCAGGTTCCAAAGGTGTTATTTTTCTTTTGCATGGTTACTACACTAATTTAGTTCGGAAGTATTTATATATCACTGATACTAAAATTACTGGTAATGACATGAATGCATCATCTAGTGATACAGCAGGGTCTGGTAGTAAAATGTTTGCTTTAAGCGCAGTTTATGAATGGTAGGAGGAAAGAGAACATGAAAATTTGGATTGATGATATTCAAGGTTATTTACAAGGATATTCCACAATGGAACAACCTAATGCGATTGAACTTGAAGTAGAAAAAGAGCCAACAGATTTTTTTAATTATCGTTGGAATGGTACAAGTTTAATATACGATCCTGACAATGTGCCAGAACCAGAGCCAACGCCACCTACGGAATTGGAACTTTTACAAAAGCAAAATGCGGAATTAATGAAGCAAGTTTCTCAGCAGAATCAAGTTATTCAACAAACACAAAGAATGACTGGCGAATTGATGAAACAAGTCGCTGAACTTACGAAAGGAGCGGAATAAGATGAAAACGAATGCTTTTCCAGGTTTCGATAATATTAAACAGTTGTATGATTGGAATTGTTATACAAAACAAGATTTAGTAGATTACGTGAATATGAATTGCTTAACAAAAGAAGAATACACAAAAATTTGTGGGGAACCGTTTAGCGAAAGCTAAGCGGTTCTTATTATTGGAGGAATTGTTTTGTCAAATGAAATTGTTGTCGCTGTTATAGGATTAGTAGGCAGCACAATTGGCGCGTTTATTGGAGTTGTAGCTAGTGCCAATTTGACAGCTTATAGAATTGAACAGCTAGAAAAGAAAGTAGAAAAACATAATGGGGTAATTGAAAGAACCTTTAAATTAGAAGGTCGAATGCAAGAAGCGGAACATGACATAATAGAATTGAAAGGAGCAAAAAAATGATTCTACCAGATAAGTACTACAAGATTATCAAATGGGGCGTGCTAACAGTGCTACCTGCAAGTTCTGTTTTGGTTGTCACGCTAGGTAAAGCTTATGGATGGCAGCAAACAGATATGGCTGTTTTAACTATTAATGCCATAGCAACTTTTTTAGGAGTAGTAACAGGTGTGTCAGCATATAATTTAAAAGACAAGGAGAAGTAAAAATGAAAAAGAAAATTTTAGTAGGAGCGCTTGTCGCTCTATTTTTTATGCCTTTAAATGTATTTGCTGCAAAAGGTGATCAAGGCGTTGACTGGGCGATTTATCAAGGCGAACAAGGCCGTTTTGGCTATGCACATGATAAATTCGCTATTGCCCAGATTGGTGGCTACAATGCTAGCGGTATTTATGAACAATACACATATAAAACGCAAGTAGCAAGTGCTATTGCACAAGGTAAACGTGCGCATACCTATATTTGGTATGACACTTGGGGAAACATGGACATTGCGAAAACAACAATGGATTACTTTTTGCCACGTATTCAAACGCCTAAAAATTCCATCGTTGCATTAGATTTTGAACATGGAGCGTTGGCTAGTGTTCCAGATGGATATGGAGGATATGTAAGTTCAGATGCCGAAAAAGCAGCAAATACAGAGACTATTTTGTATGGTATGCGCAGAATCAAACAGGCTGGCTATACTCCAATGTATTACAGCTATAAGCCATTTACACTAAATCATGTAAACTATCAACAAATCATCAAAGAGTTTCCTAACTCTTTATGGATTGCTGCGTATCCTATCGATGGTGTGTCACCATATCCATTGTATGCTTATTTCCCAAGCATGGATGGTATTGGCATTTGGCAATTCACATCCGCTTATATTGCAGGTGGTTTAGATGGTAACGTAGATTTAACAGGAATTACGGATAGTGGTTATACAGATACAAATAAACCAGAAACGGATACGCCAGCAACAGATGCAGGTGAAGAAATTGAAAAAACACCAAGTTCTGATGTTAAAGTTGGCGATACGGTCAAAGTGAAATTTAATGTTGATGCTTGGGCAACTGGTGAAGCCATTCCACAATGGGTAAAAGGAAACAGCTATAAAGTACAAGAAGTAACTGGAAGTAGAGTATTGCTTGAAGGTATCTTGTCATGGATTAGTAAAGGTGATATTGAATTATTGCCAGATGTAACAATTGTTCCCGATAAGCAGCCAGAATCTACTCACGTAGTTCAATATGGTGAAACGTTATCAAGCATTGCATATCAACATGGTACTGATTATCAAACTTTAGCTTCACTAAATGGATTGACAAATCCTAATCTGATTTATCCTGGCCAAGTTTTGAAAGTCAATGGATTGGCAACAAGTAATGTTTACACAGTCCAATATGGGGATAATTTATCTAGCATTGCAGCTAAGCTTGGAACGACTTATCAAGCTTTAGCTCAACGAAACGGACTAGCAAATCCTAACTTGATTTATCCTGGTCAAACGTTGATCTATTAA